TAGATGTGAAATTCATTGTTGGATTGTCAAATAGACTAGAGATAAAATTCAACATCTGTCGAAGATCATAAATAGCGAAATCTACAGGAAACTTGTCAGGAAGAGTTGCTTCTGCCAAAACAGTTTTCCCTTCTGTCATAGTACGAATCTCATTACCAGTAGAGACAACCAATCCATTATTAATAGAAGCAAAGTTTGCGAGAACTTTCAAAGTAAATGGATCTAATGTAATTTGGTTCTTATTCTTAATTGTCATATCATATCACCTATTATATATTATACTACTCATCCATCTTAAAGTAAACTACTTTCTATCAAGAGAATGAGATAAGACTTGTGGGAAGAATTTCTTAATGAAGTTCTTATTTAGATTCTTATATGGGTTCTTCTTTTGGATAATGTAATCGTAAACTAAATCCGATTCTTCAGCATACATGCTCTCAAGAATTTGAGTTAATTTGACCCTCTTCCGATCTTCCGGTAGAGCATTATCCTTTGTAAACATATATAATCTTTTCATTTCATGATCAAGTGTTGAATCAGAAATTCCGGATTTATTATGTTTGGTTGAATATTTGATATCTTTGAATTTTCCGAATTCAATCGAATCATTATGAAAACAAGCTAGAACTTTGAATATTGCTTCACGCATGTGGAGCCTGAGAAATTTTGCTCTATCCTCAGGCTCTTCAATTTCATTTGCTAGACGCAGAACATCGGGAATCGGTTTTTGATACATGTTAAAAATCTCCAATATTATTTATTAGTGTTTTCAATCCATTCGCCATCAAATAACGATAAACATGTGTTGAAGTGGTTTCAATCGGTTTATCGTATTCAGTTAGAATATTTTCCTGAAGATCATCAGGAATATAATCAAAATCGATCAAATATTTATTGCGCATGTATCCGGCCAATTCTGCATTATTCATGATAGATTCAGGTTTGAAACAGGCGAGAATCTGATCAATCTTCTTCTGAGTCAACCTCTTCTGCCTCTTACCCTGGGTAACAAAGGTATCATCGTCGGATAAGAAATTCGGAACACCATCGCCAGTATCACCAGATAAAACTTTCTCAAGTAGATATTTCTTAGGATGTTCTTCTTTAATCCACGCCTTCATGATAGTCGAATATTGTGAGACATTAGGATACTTCTGTAATTGAACGAAATCCTTGTCTCCAGAAATAATGAGAATTTTCTCAGAAGAAGAGAATCTTTTGGTTAGAATTGCAATAACATCATCGGCTTCGCAGGTAGGAATCTCAATATATCGATAAGGGAAGTTTCCCCGAATCTCTCCCTTGATCTTATTGATAGTCTTGAATATCGCATTCCAATCAAAGATCGATGCATCCCTAGATTTCTTTCTATTGGCCTTGTAATACGGAAAGAGAGATTTGCGCCAATAATTGAAAGAATCCGAACAAAGCACCAGTTCGCCATATTTATCACCAAACTTGGATCTAACAGAACGAATTGAATTTAAGATCATATGGCGAAGAAAATCTTCTTCAATAGTGTCACTCTTGCTGATGTTTATCTGTTGCATAATATTTGATACAACGATTTGATTTAAGTCTAAGAGAATCATAATTTTACCTATATTTATTATACTACTATTACAGGAAAATATCAATAGATAGATTATTATTCGCCCACCTCAACCGTCTTCATCTTCTTCTTGGCAATCTCAGCCTTCGCCTTCTCGAAGAGTTCTTTCTTCGTCATAATCTTCTTATTGTTTTTCTCAATATTCTTTTTGATCGAAGTCACGATCGGCAATTCTACTTCTACGACTTCAGACTCAACGATCTTCTTGTTGGTCCGAACTCGCTTAGTTTTCGGAGCGGAACCATCATCAGTCTTAACCTTTGCGGGTTTCTGAACCTTAGCAACAGGAATCACTTCGGTGACACCTTCCCAAGGTGCTTTACCAGTAACCCAGGAATCGGGAATCGTGTATTGGCCTTGGCCGAGACGAGTCATCTTTCCATAGCCTTGATTCCGTGAAGCGAACATGGTGAATCCAACACCATTCGTCTTTCCGATCTCTTCAACGTTCGCACGAGTAAAGACCTTATTGTCACCCCCACCGAAAGTCTCCGAAAGAGACGTCACGAAACCCTGCAGGGCCAATTCACGAGTAATTTTAACACGAGCCATAATTTTTAATTTTCCTTTTTGAGAATTTTCTCTACTTAACCATTATACTAGATCTTTCGTTGATTGTCAAGCATTCAACGAAATTAATTTATCGAACCGAATCATCCATTAATAACTTTTCCATCCAGGATAATCTTGCCACCAGTATGCACCAACAACCCATCGTTCATCAGAACTTGGAGCGGGGCGGAAGCTTCAAGCTTCTTGAAGTAATCCTCAACAGTGTAATACTTTACGAGCACGGCCATGAACTTTGCTTTCGTGACAGGAGAGCTCCTGTATTTGAACCGAGCCACAAAATTCGGTTGTCCGTTCAACTCATAAGACAATATGTTATTGCCAGCGTTAAAAAATTTGCTTCTTTCGAATTCCATAGAACCATTATAGCGTATTAGAACAGAGGTAGCAACTTTTTTCGAAACTATATCTCCTTTGTTTTCAACGACTTGGTGCAAGTGATTGATTCATAAGAGAGATATAGTTTGATATCGCTGCAGGGGTTCCGGGAGACCAGGTATACCTATGGACCACCTGAATCCAGAGATCGCTTGTGTGCGTCCCTGGGACGATCCATGCAGGCAATAACACAGGTGTGGGTATAGATGGAACCTCCATGGATTCACCAAAACTATATCTCCTTTGTTTTCAACGACTTGGTGCAAGTGATTGATTTATAAGGGAGATATAGTTTGCGAAATCCTTGCTACCTCGGTTCCAATAAGGTATAATGGTTCTATATGAATGACACGAATAAGGTTAATCTGGTAAACGAGCTCGTTACGAAGTTTGGTACGACCGTCAATCGTGAACAATTAATGTCAACTGCGGCGAAGTATAAAGTGAATCCTGGATTCCTAACTGCGAATAGAATCAGTCGTGGTGTGTACGATATTTCTAATTGCGTGACATCGACTCCCACTCAGAAAACTGACAATATTAAGGTTGAATTAACTGACGAAGAAATTCTTGATAGTCAACGTCGTCGCTTCCGGACGCTAGATCGTATGGCTTCTGGTGTTGTGGCCGGAAAGGTTCGCAGCATGATCGTCTCTGGTCCTGCTGGTATCGGTAAGACTTATACGATCGAAGGAATGTTAGAGACTGCTGAAGCTTCTAATCAGATTAAATACAAAAAGATCACTGGATTCGTGAAGGCGACTGGTCTCTTCAAGGCTCTCTGGGATAATCGCTCCGAGAATTCTGTTATTCTTATCGACGACGCTGATTCTGCCTTTGACGATGAAATTGCTCTTAATATTCTGAAGGCTGCTCTTGATTCGTCAAAGCGTCGTGTTATCTCTTGGGCTTCTGAGAAATTATTTATCGATGAGTTTGGTGAAGCGATTCCCAATACATTTGAATATCGTGGTTCGATGATTTTCATCACGAACAAGAATTTCGAAACTGCGATTTCTCAAGGAAAGAATCTTTCCCCGCACTTCCAAGCTCTTATCTCCCGTTCGTTTTATATTGATTTGAATATGAATTCGACTCGCGAATATCTTATTCGCATGGAAGATGTTCTGAAGAATACTGATATGGCTTATACTCTTGGTTTGACCGAATCGGATACCACTTTCATCATGAAGTATATTCGGACAAATGCAAATCGGATGCGGGAATTATCGCTGCGTGCGCTTTTGAAGCTTGCCAAAATCCTGACTTTTGCTGATTCTCGTGCAGACTTTGAAGAAATCGCTGAGACTACTTGCCTTCGTCGCAAGTAGTCGCAACTGCCAAATTGTAAGGTATAATTGAGTTAGAGGAAAATATATAATGCTACGAATTATGGAACTGTGGATTAATGTTACTGATTACAATGTTGACATGTTGGATTGTGGTTGGGAGCTTGTTAAGTTTGAAGACGATCTCGTCCTCTTAATTAAGGAGTATTAATGTCTGTAAAATACTTATTCTGCGACACAGAAACATCCGGGATCGATCCATCGAAACATGGTGTTATTCAAATTTCAGGATTAATTGATATTGACGGAGAAGTTCAAGAAACATTTGATATTAAGGTTCAACCATTTAAGAATCAGCTGATCTCTAAAGAGTCAATGAAGATTAATGGGGTGACTGTAGAAGATCTACAGAATCACATTCTTCCACAAGAAGGATATAATATCTTAATCAACATATTTTCTAAGTATGTTTCGAAATTCAACAAGACTGATAAGTTCTTTTTGGTTGGATACAATTCGACTTTCGATGACACTTTTTTGCGCAAATTCTTCATCAATTGTGGAGACGAATATTATGGCTCATGGATTTGGTGGCCAACTATTGACGTGGCTACATTTGCTGCAGAATTTCTTAAAGAGGAAAGGTCTAAGTTTCCAAATTTCAAATTATCAACTGTGGCGAAAGCCTTGGGAATTGCTGTAGACGAGACAAAATTGCATGAAGCTCTGTATGATTCGATCTTAACACGATCAATTTATCGTAAAACTATTTTAGGAATTGACTAACAACAGGAGTATTTGATTATGATTCGATTTAATATGAACGACCAGAAGATGGCCATTGATTTTATGTATGATGTTTTCAATGGCTCACGGATTACTATCGCAAAAATCTTAGATGAGACTGATGTCCAATATGTAGGATTTGCGACTCAAGATTCGCGAGATCGCGACGTGAAAGAGATTGGACGTAAGACTGCTCTTCGTCGATTAATGGATAATTGTAAGATGAAACGGTCCGACCGAACTGTCGTATGGACAGCTTACCATAATCGTGCTGGCTTATTTACTAAGCGATCACAAGCGAGTCATAAATAATTCCATGGAGAGATAGATGTCAGTACTTGTTTTGAATTCTCAATATTTGCCCATACAAACGACTTCTGTGAAGAGAGCGGTCGGTCTGATCTATCGTGGTGTTGCAGTAACTGAAAAGTTCACTGAACAAGTATGGAAATCTATCTCTTCACAGTTCGTCCTTCCTTCTGTAATTCGTTTGATTAATTTTCACAAATTACCTCCCAGGAATAATAAATTATCGAAGAAGAATATCTTGATTCGCGATAAAAATATTTGTCAATATTGTAAAGAGAAGTGCACTGATAGAACCCTCACGATTGATCATATTCTACCGAAATCAAGAGGCGGGACTTCTAAGTGGGAGAATCTTGTTACAGCATGCAGAAGATGTAATATAACGAAAGCAGATAGAACCCCAGAAGAAGCAGGAATGTTTTTACACACTAAACCAATTCGATTGAATATTTACACATACACCACTATCCTGCGTAACAAATGCGAATCGTATCCAGATTGGTCGGAATTTTTGTATAATTGAGGTTATCTATGTTCGAAGATTTTCTATTCGATTTTGTCCATTATGTATTAATAATTGCGTTGGTAATCGTCTTATTTGTATCATCTATTATGGTGGTGACATCTGGAAAACCAGATTATTATTATATGCGTCTGAATCCTGGTTTGGTTACAACATATTGTGTATATGCTAATATTAATTGGAGACTCGATGATGTGATTTATTGTTCAGAAGATATGAGTAAGATACTTCTGTTTAATCTTGCCATGAACGCACAGATTCAACAAACTACACCACCAACACCAGAAATTATCCAGAAAGACCCCAAAGGAATTGTATGACATTTTTATTATTTTGCATCATGATGATACCTGTTTTATTGTTTTTTCTTTTCTTCTTCTATGTTGCTCTGATTTGTCACACAATGGTTGACGAAACAAAACAAAATAATACCGATTCTCCCACCTAGACCTGGAGGATCAACCCAAATTATTCAAGAATAAATGATGAATGGACCTGATTTAGGTCCATTTCTATTACACAAAAGATAAAATCAATATTGTCGTCACATCATCCAAAACTAACTCCCACCACAATACCTTCAGCAACAGTCAAACCAAACCGACCTGGATTATAATCGCATGTCAACGTCATTGGTTTACCATCAAGTTCAATAATTCTTGTCGTGAATCCAGCATTCTTAGCATACTCTTGTGCTTCAATAAGCGTTTTTCCTATCCAGGCATTTCCAGAAATTTCCATATAATATCCTCTTATATCAAATTTAAATCTTTAAAATTATTAGTCTTCTCTTGTTATGAAGAAAACAACACAAACGATAAACAATATTAATATCATAAAAAAATTCCTCTTGAATATATTTTTAAAAAACTATCTATTTCAATTTAGATATAGCTCTAATGATCGACAATGCAGAATAGCAGAATAATATTATTATGAGTAGAAGATCGAAATCATCATTTTTGGATATATTGGCGTGTTCTGATAAAATACAAAAAAACAAAACTGTTGTAATATACAACCAAAATATAACTGATAACATCATTTTACACTAAGAGAAATTTTGGGTGATTGGGTCGGACCTTGAACCCGACTTCGGCTAGTCCAAACGATCTTGCTAAGAATGGACTTGGTTCTAATATACCACCTGTTTTACCTGATAAACTACCAATCAAATTTAATGGCGATCCCGACAGGAATCGAACCTGTGCCCGCACCTTTATCATTGATGCGCTCTACCACTGAGCTACGGGATCGAAATCTTGGTTGCCTGTCTGTGAGTTGAACACAGGCCTCATCTGTTATGAGCAGAGTGCTCTTCCACTAAGCTAACAGGCCAAACTTTTATTTAACAACACTATTTAGTATACCCCATCCACACAAGAAAGTCAAGAGCGAATTTTATATAAATAATATATGAGAGGAGAAGTGTATCAAGCACGTTCTCCTCTCTAAACACACAAACTAAGGAAGTAGCTTATATGCCTAAAATTATTTATACAGACTCGAACAGATTCTATGTCTATGCATTTCTGCGAAAAGATAACACCCCATATTATATTGGAAAAGGCCAGGGTAATAGAGCCTGGAGCAAGAGACAATTTCGTCCGGTGGACGATTCGAGAATTGTTATTCTCAAAGAGATACTTACAGAAACAGAAGCTTTCGATCTTGAAACAGAACTTATAGAATTTTATGGTCGAAAAGATAATGAGACGGGAATTCTCAGAAATCTAACAGATGGTGGAGAAGGAACTTCTGGCTACATAAATTCTGAAAAAACCAAAGCCAACATGTCTGCAGCTAAATCTGGTGTGAATAATCCTATGTTTGGAAAGAAGCCTCATAATTTTGGAAAGAAAGCTTCAGAAGAAACTATAGCCAACATGTCTGCAGCTCTATCTGGTGTGAATAATCCTATGTTTGGAAAGAAGCCTCATAATTTTGGAAAGAAAGCTTCAGAAGAAACTATAGCCAAACGTTCTGGTGAAAATCATTATAATTTTGGAAAGAAACGATCTCCAGAAATAATAGCCGAAATATCTAAATCTAACACTGGAAAGAAACATTCACCAGAATCCAGAGCCAAAATGCGAGAATCATGGATTCTAAGAAAGATTTCTAATACTATGACAGAAATAGAAAATATCTCTGTTGATGTTTAATATGAGTTTCCTATAAAGGTTTACAATATGGGCCAAACTTGTCACTTGTCATTTAACAACACTATTTATTATAGATCTTCCACACAAGAAACACTGTTGTAATATATAACCAAAGTAAAAATGTAATCATAATATCCTTTTCCTAGAAAGGTTTGGTGCTTCGATTGGGACTTGAACCCAAACTAACCTCTAATCTGGAGAATCGGGTTTATAAGACCCGTCGTGCTACATTACACTATCGAAGCAATTATTAATTTTGTTTACATGGAGCGAAAATTCGGATTCGAACCGAAACTAATAGTTTGGAAAACTACTGTGCTAACCATTAACACCATATTCGCATATTTTAAAAGATACATTAATTCGGCATCTCCGCTTGGATTCTAACCAAGATCTTATAGTGTTGGAAACTATTGTTTTAAACTACTGAGACCTCGAATATTTATAGAACTTTTGGGTTTGTTACATTAAATAGTGGTGGATTATCAGAAAATCGAATTCTGCGGGGCACTAAGGCCAACTGGTTTACAGCCAATCCCGTCTCCATAACGGACTAATAATCCATAATATTAATTCTTCTTTGAAGCTACAACGAAAGATCCGCAACAGTTCGAAACACGAAAACCACAATGTGTTTCAATCTCGTAAGGAATAACATAATTTGCCGAACCATTCACAAACCAAATACCAGGAATTCCCATGGTGGTGCGATTATCTTTGTTGAACTTAGAACAATCTACCGATTCTAATTTATTTTCGAGACTCTTCCATTCGAATCGGATACCATCATCCATCGAATCAAATTTACTCAAGTTAAGGAGAAAAAGATTCTTGGTGCTAACAGCACTTTTGATAAAAGCTTTCACCGTGGCTAAAGTCGTCTTTTTGCTTTTCATATAGAACCATTATACCTTATCCATCCAGGAATAGCAAGGATTTTTTGAAAAAAATATCAACCGATAATTTTGTCCCCAGAGACCCGAGCGTTCCCATAGACCACTGCGTTCCCAGAGACCACTGCGTTCTCATAGATCCAGGCGTTCCCAGAGACCACTGCGTTCCCAGAGACCATTGCGTTCCCATAGACCATTGCGTTCTCATAGATCCAGGCGTTCCCAGAGACCATTGCGTTCCCAGAGACCATTGCGTACCCATAGACCGATGCGTTCCCAGAGACCACTGCGGACCCATAGACCCGAGAGTTCCCAGAGACCAATGTGTACCCATAGACCATTGCGTTCCTATAGACCCGAGCGTACCCAGAGACCTGAGCGTTCTCAAAGACCATAGCGTTCTCAAAGACCATAGCGTTCCCGAAAACCATAGCGTTCCCGAAAACCCTGGCGTTCCCAGAGACCCGAGCGTATCCATAGACCACTGCGTTCCCAGAGACCACTGCGTCTCCAGAGATTACTGCGTCAGGACCAACAAAAGCGGTCTCAGCGACGGTAGCAGTATTCTGGACCCAGCCGCCTCCGTTAGGATGAACGTGCCACGTCTCAAGAGTAGCGTCAGGAAAAGCTGTCTTTAAATCTTCGAACTTCATATAGAACCATTATACCTTAGTGGAACATCAATAGCAAGGATTGCGAGAAAGAATATATCTCTTTTGTTTTCAACAGTATTCTGCAAGTGACTGATTCTTAAACAAAAATATTCATTAACTTATTTTTGATAGTCGTCAACCAACTATTTTTCAAATCCTTAGATTTGATATTTTGAGATTGCCTATATTGTGATACAGTAGACGAACTGTATGCAGGATGTTTAAGGTTACTCTCTCTGATATTAGAGATCGGAATGTAAGGAGTCGTTTTTAAATGTGATTCACGTTTCATAATTAGAATTTGGTGCGCCCTGCGAGACTCGAACTCGCGACTCTTGCATTAAAAGTGCAATGCTCTACCAACTGAGCTAAGAGCGCAAATTATTATTGTTATAATGTGGTAGCCCTATAGGGATTCGAACCCCAATTCTCGCTTTAGAAGAGCGATGTCCTAGTCCATTGAACGATAAGGCCATAGATCAAAACTGTAAATTACGATATTGGTGTTGTCGACGGGACTTGAACCCGCAGTACCCACCTTGAAAGGGTGGTATCTTAACCATTAGATGACGACAACAAAACTTTGGCAGCAGACGGAAGGCTCGAAATCCTATGCTTTTCAACATACCCTGGTTTTCAAGACCAGTCGTCCTCCATGGACGGCACCTGCTGTAATACTTCAGTTATTCCTGTGGAACTTAACTATATTTATTCTTAATAATCTAAGATTTGTTTTACATAAATAATTGTATGACATTCAAAGAACTGAATATTTTATTGCTAGAATCAAAAACTCAGTTATCTCCTGCTAGAATTATGACAACTGTGGTAGAAGATTCAGAGCAATCATCAGCATTAGCATCAATGGTCAACCAAGATCAGTATGAGCGTAATGAATATACACAATTTGTAAAATCGCAAGCAAGTGGTGACTGGACCAAAGGGGCCGAGCTGTATGCCCGACTCAAAAAAAGACCCAGCAATGATATATTTGGCGATGTAGTAAGATTAAAGCAGTTTATGAAAATGACTTTTGATTTTGATAATTTTACCAATACAGATTGGGATAATTATTGGTTGTTAGCACAGCATTGTGATGACAATCGTGACTTTCAAAAAAAAGCTTTATCAATAATTGAAAAATACCAAGGCAGAGATCACTCACACTACAAATATCTGTATGATAGGATCAGTGTCGGGCTGACTGGTAAACAGAAATACGGAACACAAAATATAAACAAGTAACTTGTTTATTCGTTACCACTTTCGTTCCATGCGACCTTGGTATGCCCAGAGATCTGGGCCTTCCCAGAGACCACTGCGGATCCATAGATCCGAGCGTTCTCAAAGATCTCAGCGTCTCCGCAGACCTGAGCATCCTCATAGACCCAAGAAGTCCCGGAGACTATAGCGTTATCAAAGACCCGAGCGTTATCCATGACCTGGGAACTCCCACAGACAAAAGAAATTCCATAAACCCAAGCAAATCCTGAAACCTGGGCGTTCCCCAAGACCCGAGATCTCCCTTCGACCCGAGCGTCTCCAGAGACCCCAGCGTGCTCAAAGATATGAGCTTTCTCACCGACCTGAGCGTTCTCGCAGACCACAGCGGATTCGTAAACCCAGGCGTCGCCCCAGACCACAGCGTTCCCATAGACCCGAGCGTGGTCGAGGATCCGAGCTTCCTCATAGACCCGAGCGGATCCAGAGACGATAGCGTCAGGACCCACATAGGCACTATTAGTGACCGTAGCAGTATTCTGAACCCAGCCTCCTCCATTAGAATGAGGGTGCCACGTCTCAAGAGTAGCGTCAGGAAAAGTAGATTTCAAATCTTCGAATGTCATATAGAACCATTATACCTTATTGTGATAGGAATGTCAAGTAAAATCTTATGCGAAATTAGGAGGAATCATCACTCTAAACTTTTTGAAGTCTGCTTTCGTTGCCTGGCGAATGTCATTCTTGAGATAGGCAGCAGTGCCGTCCATCCAGCAATGGCCGCCGAGAAGAGGGTTCCCAGCAAGTATTTGCATCTCCATCTCGCTCACGATAAATCCCAGAGTGTGTTCGCCCTTTACGATGTACTGTGTTGTGTTCATTATATAACTTTATAGGCTATTGAAAATGGCCACAGCGTCTTCATTGTTCGTATCCCAGAGGATACGAACAGTATTCTTTGTCGTCTGGTTCCAGATTTCGTACTGATAGTTCCCAGTTTGGAATAGGACGATCTTCTGTCTGTTCTTGTTTTTGCTATTAATGAAAACGATCATAGAACCATTATACCTTTTCCATCCAGGAATAGCAAGGAGAAGCCGAAAGAATATTTCCTTTGTTTTCAGTAGTTTAGTGCAAGTCACTGAAAACAAAGGAGATATAGTTTTCCCAACATCAATCAAGCGGATGATCATTAGTATCGATCCCCTCAGGATCCTCCAGGTGAGCTGCAACGAATCGGTGGGCTTTGGAGGTCCTAAGGTACGCTGGATGTCCAGAAATCGTCCCACACAGTGATCTCTCGAAAGAATATCTCCTTTGTTTTCAACAGTATTCTGCAAGTGATTGAAACTAAATAGAATATAGTTTGGGAAATTCCTTGCTATGACTGATTCAATAAGGTACAATGGTTCTATGGAAAGGAAAGAACCTTTCTGATACTCTAAACCGATCTTCTGAAATCTCTTGACAATTCAGAAGATTCTATAGTATAATACAAATATGAAGAAACGATTCTCAAATACAAACGAAGTCTACTGGGGCAAGGAACCTGATAGAAAAGATTTCGAAGATTCCATTTCACCGAACTTCAATAAGTTTCTGACAGAGGCATTGAATTGGTATAATTATTCGTCTTCTCTAGAAAAGAAGAAAGGGTGGTTTATCGATTGGGTTAGAGTCAATCGCCCAGAAGTGAATGTCGGTCTTATTGAAGTGAATAATGATGGGGCGTTCACGACTGCTGGGGCGATTGCTAGACTACACAGTCGTGGTTTGGTGGATTCTGATTATCTGAATCGTAAACTCGATAATTGGGTGCGAACCTTCTCGGCTGAAGGCGAAACAATTATTCGTGTGAAAGAAGGAAAGAAGACGATCAAGAAACGGATTGGTGAGAAGGATCCTCGTCTGTCTAACCTTATCGGTCTCATTGAAGTCCAGCTTGATCTCCTCATGGAAAATGATTATAAGCCGACCAACTTTGATATGAGCGATTGGATCCTGAGGAATAATCCTTCTCCGGTACATCTTTCTGCGATCAATGATCGGTTCCTTCGTTTGGTTGAAGAATTAACTGATACTGACGAACAAGTCACAGAAGCGTATGCTCATCTGAGTGAAGAACAATTCAATAATCTTCTTGAGTTTCTTCTTGATGTCGTTTCTGCCAAGAAGATGCGGAAGGCACGAGTCGTCCGCAAAAAGAAGAATTCGCCTCCTTCTAAGCAAGTTTCCAAATTGAAATGCGCCGTCTCTGATCCGGATACTGGTGTTAAATCTATTTCACCGACAGATATTCCTGGCTCTAAGTGTGTTTGGATTTGGAATAAGAAGTATCGGATGATTGGTGCTTATCATGTTGAAGGCGACAAGGAAATCGGTGTGAAAGGAACTACTCTCATTAACATTGATGCTGATTCTTCCGTTTGGAAGAAAGTCCGAAAGCCCGAAAGTATTATCCCTCAGATAATGGCTGCCAATAAGATTGGTATGAAGAAGATCTTCGAAGGAATCAATTCTAAATGTTCTAAGATGACTGGCCGAATTAATTCAGATACTGTAATTTTGAAAGCGTTCTAGAAGAAAGAAAAAGTATAAATATAAGATCAAGGATATGACTTCACATAACGAAACTGTAAATTATCTAGTGCTCCAAGGATGGGAGTACGATACGAATGCTGTTGACGGATATTCTTTCCGTCCAAGTGATTCAGAAGACGACTGGTATACTCTCGATGAAGCACTTATTATCGAACGAGAAGAGAATCCAGAAGCTTATAGTGAATTCGAATTAGTATCTAATCTTGATTCTCGATTAGCTAATATGTTCTCGCACTATATGGATCATTAAAATGATTATTGGATGGATTGTAACACGATCTCGTGCTTCAGGTCTTACAGAATTCGTCTCAGAAGATAATTTATGGACTATCAAACCATCAGAATGTGCCATATTTCGTGATAAAAATGTGGCACAATCTCATCTCAATAATACTGATTACCCAGAAATTATTCCTGTAGAGGTTCAATTTTAAGACAGAAAATTCACCCAACTTGCAATATGCTTAGACCAATCATAGTTCTCTCTGGCGAACTCTTGAATGTCTAAGCATTTTTGGACATATGCATCTGAATTCTGCTGATAGAAGACAAGAGATTCAGTTAATGCAGAGCAGAATTCTGATTCATCAGGGTGCCCCATGGGCAGAATAATTCCTCCGCCTGCAGGTCCATTCTCTTCAAAGTAACCCACTGGTGTTGATAACACTAGTCGACCTGCAGCTGCGGCTTCCATTGACGGAAGTCCAGCGGATTCTTCAATAGAAGAAACTACTACAGCATCAACAGAATTATAATAAGCTGGCATGCACATCCAATTATAGAATCCATGTTCTACCAGATTAATACCAGGTATCTTTTCTACTGTTTGTTTAACCAGATGTCCACGTTTAATCTCCAGATCAAAAAAATTCTTAGTTTCTTTTGCCCCACCATATCCAATTCTTGTTAGGCTATCAGAAGGTTTTCTATAGAATAAATCGAAATGAATTCCAAATGGAACAACGTCAGGTACTCGATCGATTCCGAATTCTGCAGCTTTCTCCTTCAATACATTAGAAACTACACCAAATTTACTAATTTCATTATAGAAAATATTTCCATTGTCTCTTCTTGCCAATAACATATCCCACTGACCGTGCGCAACTGTTGCCAATTTATTTGGTGGAATTCCTAATCTATTAAGATGAATAACTGCTTCAGGATTAGTAACAAATAGATCATATGTGTCATTCAATAATCTAATTTCTTCTGGACTATATTGTTGAGTCCAATCAAGAAGATTGGCAATTATTCCATACTTATATAATTCTTTTGCTAGAGCATGATGGATCGATCCGAAGGCCCATCTGTTCTGTGTGTAGAATAATACTTTCTTCATTTAGTATTTTCTCACTTTATCACCGAGCAAAAATCGAAATCCATTATCATATGCATATCTTAGATATTTTGCCATATGTGGAATCCCACCACTACCTGCTGTAGAATGACAATCTCCACCATATTCCCATCCCTTCAAAGATCCCCACATTTCTTTATCTGAAATTGGATGAGGTGGAACCCAGGTCTTGTACTCTGAATATTTCTGAAGCATCCATGAGAAATGCATGTCTTCACCAACAGAAAACACATGATCGATCGGTGGTAATTCTCTACAAAAATGCGTTAACATATCTCTATGGAAAAACCATGCGTGTCCACCAAAGTCTGCTAACTCCGCTTTCTCGTTAGGACCATCCCAACCAATTCTTCTTTCAAATCCATAATCTGCATGATTAACAATCACACCGATAGTTGTGTGTAATCCTGGATGGGAATTCTGCGTCTCTAAACAATTTTCAAACCACTTTTTACCAGGAATTGTATCATCATCGAAAATACACACCCAATTAGTTCTTGCGTTTAACGCATAATAGAATCTAGACCATACACCGAAATTCGTGTTGGATAGTGAAGAGATACATTGATTAATATAATTATTATCATATTGTACATCAGGCATTGAATTTTGCCAATACATAATATTTTTGGGTTGAATTGTTGACGCAGTAACTGCATCGAATTGTTCCTTTAGGTTTGCTGGTCTTTTATATCCATTAAAAATTACTGTAATATCATTCATCATATTATATTCCCCAATTGCATGTTAAATTTGCGTGAAATGATCCTTGTTGATAGTATCCACGAATATTTATATCCGAACCAAGCCATGGATGTAGTGTTGATCCAATGTCCAAATATGTGTTACTTTGATTGTCTTCCCATAGGCTTTGTGCTAGAATCTTTCCTAATGGTCCACAAGCAAATAAAAATAATGTATCTTTATTATGTTGTTTCTTAATATGATCGATTACAGCCAAATCGTTTACCCATGCATTATAACTAACACCAATAAATCTACAAGCAAAAGGAAGATTTTGTACTTGGGACTTTTCGTTCGCAATCAAAATAATATCTCGGCCCTTAAATGCAGGAATAAAATTTTGTACGAAAAAATTATAATTGGAATTAACAAATATATTTGCAAAAGTGAGATTATCTTCTGGCTGTCCACTTAGAGATTTCATATTTTGGAAATTAGCTTGGCCTTGACAACAAGGACATACTATTCCAACATAGTAATTTGGGTGGACATATGTGAACGATTTTTCTAACAGAGATCTGGCTATTTCATATTGAGGTTCGGGACCATTTGTCATCCATTCCCCATAACCAGATGCAATGGTCTCTTTTCTTAGTGCAATCATTTCACCGTCACCAAATCTGGACAATGAGAAATGTTCACCAGAAATTAACATATTGTAGAATTTTTTTATTTCAGAATCAAATAATTTCATATATCACCCATCTCGTTGTCTGTTCCCAATGTTGTATTATCAATTTACTATTTGGAAAGGATTTTACAAAATCTTCTATAAATGGATAATGATCGAAATCGTCAATTAACACTAGACATCCGATTTCTAATCTATCTTGTAATAATTTCCATGCAACAGATCTGCCGTGTCCATGATGACCATCTAAGATAACAAGATCGTACTTACTAGATGTTAAATCTTCTTCTTTAATATCGTAAAAAGAATAATCATCACCAAAACACACTGGTCTGTCATCATATGGAATAATGGTTCTTATTTTTGCTAGTGGATGTGCATAATTTTGATCAGCATCGAACGAATCTAATACACCAGGAATAGAATTTGTAGAGACAAATATCGACATTACTTCTGTAGATCTACCTGATCCGAATTCTACAATATCTAAGCGAGTCGGGTTCTTGTCTACTAGTAATTCTTGAAGACGAATCAAACAGTCTGGGGATATTTCCCAACCAGTGTAATCATAATTTGGTGTGATTATTTTCATTTTTGGATGACTAATAAACCTACATTCAGACCATCAAACCATGGTGCTCCGGAACCAATAATTCTATTATGATAATGTTCATGAGATATCTCAGATCCAACAAATTCTTCGATCTTATCCAATTGAAGACCAGGAAGATCGAATGTGATAATAAGATATCCACCAGTTCGAACTTGTGATAATAAATTATTCAGATATCTAACATGATCACCAGGAATCTCTTCTAGTGCAGAAACATTTAAAACAATATCAAATCGATCTTTAAAATAATCGTTTGGTTCTTTAGTGATATCATGCACACAAGTATTTGGTACACCCCTGTAAAGAATATCAGAATTAATTACAGAAGAAACACCATATTCCATTTCTAGGTGATCCTTAAATTTTTGATGATGTTCAACATCAAAACCCCAAGAAGAATTGTGAATTTTAGGATTAGATAAAGACAATTCTTTAATTATCGATGATATCGTGGGATACTCATATTTTCTGGACCAATGTGGATATGAATCGTCGAAGGCGTCTGTCTTGATAATGAATCTGAAATCGATAACTTTCATAATTTATCCTTATGCATGTGGTGCCTTTTTGACACCAGAAGGATAATATCTATTTAACCATTCTAATTCATCTGTATGTTCGTCTTCCGTATACCATCCTTTTCCTGTATACACATTATGAACCATCTGGAAATAATGCTCATACATTCTGGCAACACGGTCCAGTGTGAAGTTTGCCATCGCCCAATCTCTACAATCTTGTGGATTGATCTTGTCGATATTCTTAGCAGCCCAAGAGAATTCTGAGAATGAACGACAACGATAACCAGTTACTCCATGTAAATTATTCTCTGCGTGTGAACCCCAATCTGTTGTGATAATAGGACAACCTGCAAAAAGAGCTTCGATAGATGCTCCACCAAAAGGTTCGTTGAACATAGAAGGAAGCCAGAATCCTTTTGCTTTTGATAGGACTCGTTTTCTATCTTCAGAATTTAGATATCCGATAACTTCAATTTGACCAGGAATTTCTTTATAACCATGTTCTTCAAGAGAACCTTGTCCTGCAATCTTCAACTTCAGCCCTAGTTTTTCACAGACTTGAACAGCAATATCGATTCCTTTACCAGGATAGATTCTTCCCATGAATAGAAGATAATCTTCTTTTTCTTTTGAAAATTCGAATTCTTCCGGATCAAAGTAATTAGGAATTACAGCATGATACCAGGATTCTTGACATTGTCCAACTGCTTGGTGTCCACCAACAGCAGATCTGATAGCATATGATTCATAGATTCGCCAAGGAGAAAATTGTCCTGTAGCATAACCGATACCAGGTTCAACAACAATCATATCTTCTGAGTGTGCATTACAGACTGGTAAATTTCCAGCTCCCCAGAAAGGAAGAAGAAAGTCGTTCTTCTTTTTTCTCTTGGCAACTTCTCTAATTGTGTTCTCATGTTGAACCTTATAAACATGATCGTTCAAATCGAACTTAAAGAAATTCTTACGCCAATCAAAATTTCCATAGGAGATTTCTAAATCTTTATTTGTAGTAACTGTAACATGTTCACTACAAATAAGATCTGAATCCTCATGTCCATAATGGATGACTTCGTGCCCACGCTCTGTCATCATCTTTCCGAATTTGATTACCTTTTGGGTATACGCACAACTGCTGTATTCTTTATTACTCACGGTATGTGCTGGAGGCATTATGTGAAATGTAAATTTATCGGTCATTATATATCCTCTAATTCAATTATACTATAAATTTGTCGATTAGTAAATGATTAAAAGTGTTATACCACAATTAATACATCACTACTATTTAGTAGCATTGGGCGAAACTTCAATAATTCCTTCTAAAACTCTTAAAATTGTCGCTCCACTAGTCATCTCGACATCATAAACATATCTTCCAGGTTTATATGTAGCTGTATTTGTTGCTGTAGATGATATTGTTATGCTACCATCTGTAGCAGGTGACCCAACAGAAACTGTTAATGAAAACACATATGAATCCGAATAATAAGAACGTCTCATCTTACAAGTTCCAGTGTAACCAGTTAAATTTAAAGCAGTTTTATCTGCATTTTTAAGTGATATCGTTGTAGAAAAAGTAGCACCCGATTCGATTTTAAGATTTGTATATTTGGCTGGCATCGATTCCTCTATAATACTATGTAATTGTTGTGTTTATTGTGTATACATCATCTCTATCTGCTGTTATCGGATTTACTTCAACAGTAACAGTTGACAACTTTTGTGTTGTATCTAATTGATAGAAATTAGTAACCGCAGTTTTAATAATCTTAGAATCAGAAATCGGAGGATATATCCAAGAATTAGCAACGAATGTTAAAGTCCAATTGATAATTCTATCTTCTTCAACAGCTCCTTCGTATTCATCTGATTGATTGACAGAAGTAAGTGTTATCTGAACATCTCGTTTAAGATCAACACTAGGAATGTCATTCAGTGTAACAGTATAGAATGGAGTAAAATAAGGAAGAATTTGTTCTATTATTTGTAATCCATCGTCTACATATTTCACAAATAAATTTAATGAAAATTCGAAATTATAAGGAACAGGATTAAATTGTCTTGAATAACTTTGTGATAAAGTTGAAGTCCCGGTTCCAACAGAAGTAATATTCAAGGCAGTTCCAGATTCGGCTAGAGATCTGGTAGCGGCCAATTTAATCTTATTATTATCTAGTTTAATTGCAAAATAAGTTCCATTATTAACTATTCCTGTTGAACCTATTACAGTTGATCCTGTAGCACCTTTAGAATATGTGATCGATTGACCTGTTCTTAAATTATGCGAAGGAATCGAAATTGTATCATCAGTAATATTAACTGCAGTTCCAGCATTAAAGGTTATATTTGCTGGTGGAACATAGACATTTTTTGTTGTGCTTTGGGTCTTTCTATTAGAATCATATGTAATGGATGTCATTTCAAATGATAATCTTGGAAGAGAAATTTTAATGTCAACGAAATTTTCTCTTCTTTGAATATCTTGCTGTTGTAACATCGTGATAGTCTTATCGGCCGACGCATATGCAAGAGGAACTTTAATAGTCTTCTCTACAGATCCATCCGAATTATATCTAACAATTATTATGTTGTTAAATAATGATCCAAAAGCAGCTGTAAGATTTCTAATTGTAGAAAAATAAAAGTTTGTTGAATTTAACATTATGGATTTCCAAAAGGGTTTGACTCGGTGAAGTCAATTATTATATTAGATTTATCTTGTATTGCTTTATTCTTTGCAAATGGGTCACTTATACCAGTGGCACCATCATTTCCGTATGCTAGTGGAACCTCATCTGCTTCTGTACCTGTATTGATAGTTTCATTAGAATAAGTGAAGACTTCGCATGTAAGAACAAAATATTGTCTTGAACCAAGAGGAAACAGAGGAGTTTTGTCGTCTACATATTTAATTTCAAATAGAGATCTTGAAGTTGGAAACATAACTAGATCCCCTTCTAATGGTAGTACTGCACCAACAATAGATGTGAATCGTTCACGAGATACGATTAATCTTAATCTATCTCCTAGAGTGAACCCAAACTTAGAAATTAAAGCTCCGTCTCCCAAAAACGATTCATAATTTTCAATGTACATTTCAATAGTGAAATCGTTAACGAATTTCGATACATAATCTTCTCTATATAATTCATCAAGTTTTACAATAGTTCTCGGTAGATATATGAAATCGCAACCGGCTATTTGTATAGTTTCGTTCACTAATACTTGGAGAAGATTTTGTTCTTCTGTAGATCCTATTCCTCTACCAGATTGAAAGAATTTATTTGTAGGCATTATCTATCCGATATATATGTCGAGTGGGAGTTGGAGATCTACTGTTAATCTTTTTTCTAATTTGTCAATTTCAGTTACTGCTTCTGCATATATCGCTTCACCATTAATTGTAATCCCACCAGGAAGATTCATCGAACCATATTTCTTAAGATTTTCACCCCACTGTCTCTTTATTAAAGCTGTAGCATATTCTTTCAAAAATTCATCTGCCCATATATCACTGTAGGTATCTGTATCTATTTTTCTGTATATCTTAAGAACCAGATTTGATGCTTTCTCTTTCAGAACAGAAAGAGGTTCGTTAAATTTAATTCTATTGGTTTTTCTATTAAACTTAAAAGAATTTAGAGGAGATAGTGTCATCTGTAATGTTGATAGGTATGATTTCATACCATCTAAATAAGATAAATTATTTCCTACAACATTTGACGAATTATAGAAATCGTTCATATAGAATTGATATTCAGCATTAAATAGATCTCCTGCGCCAACAGCTGTTGAGGAATCATTTATAGGAAGAACAGATATCACAGAAAATACTTTTTCTTCGAGAGTAATGTATCCAGCAGAAACAGCAGCATCTGTTATAGGAACAATAAGATAATCTTCTTCTACACCATCAAAATGATAATCCCAATATTTTGCAATAGCATCGTCGATTCTGTCGTCAACTTGTTCTTCTGCTACGTTAATTTCGATGACAGGAAATCCGAGTCTTCTTAAGCAATAATCAGCGAATTCTACTTTTGTTGTTGGTGTAGCCATTAGTCTCTCCAAATATTATTTATAAAATAAAAAAGGAACCAACTAAGGTTCCTGAAAATAGAGTATTGAGATTATTATTTAATCTTCTTCTTTAATGAAGAATGATAATTGTGACATTTGAATTGGCGTTAATGTAACTGTTTCAGGAAGCTTATCCACTGAAAACGGTTCGAAAGGAAGAATAACGTCTTCTAGAAGAAGTGGATTCAATTCTTCAATGAAGGCATCGAAATTTTCACTAGAAACTACAACTGTTCCTTCATTTTCTACACCATATTTTTGCACTAGCTTTTGTCTAGCTTCTTCAAGATCGGCAAGTTCTACACCGATAACCTTTAGAACTTTAGAAATTCTATATGCCAGAGCGATCGGAAGAGCGCAATTTGAAAGTGCCACAAGAGCTTGTTCAGAATTTTTTAATTGACCGAGTGTCAAAGTCATGTTAATTTTATCTCCTAATTAATAATGTACATCTTTGTAAGTGGAATCATCACCAACAAAATTATTTATAGGAGATAAATTTTGATCAGAAAATTTTTGATTTCTATGTTCTTTACATCAGTTGTATTTGGATACGAAGTAAAGCGCAATAGAAATATAAATTGTATGGCATCTGCTATATATCATGAAGCCAGAGGCGAATCAAGGAAAGGTAAGATAGCAGTAGGCTATGTAATTCTCAACAGGATTAAAAGAGGATATGGCCATAATCCATGTGAAATTGTTTCTGCTAAAAACCAATTTTCTTGGTTTGGTAAAAGACTTGCTGTCAAAGAGAAAGAGAAATGGATAGAATGTTACAGATTATCGAAGAAAATATTATTGAATGAGACTAAAGATCCAACCAATGGATCGATTTTCTTCCATGAGAAAACGCTTAGACCTGGCTGGAAGTACAAAAGAGTAGCAGTTATTGATAACCACGTCTTCTATAAGTAACATACAGTAGTAATATCTATTACTTAAAACTGGTACATACCTATTGTAGCTTAGAAAGTCAAGGATGTCAAGTCTTTTTATAAAGTATATTGAGAAAACACGACATTGCTTATTTGGTACAAATAAGGTATAATAGTTCTATATGAGTATTTTAGTTGACTCCAAATATCTTTCTTTAATTTCTCCCAAATTATTAAACTTCAAAAAGAAAACGGAAATTCTTTGGAATTTCAAGTGTCCGTATTGTGGTGATTCTAAAAAGAAAGAATCTAAATCTAGAGGCTATGTTTATAGAAAGCATAATGATCTATTTTTTAAATGTCATAATTGTGTAAAGGGTACAACGTTCTCTAATTTCTTACAATTTTTAGATCCAATCTTACATAAAGAATATGTATTCGAACGATTCCGCTCCGGTGACACACATCCGAATCATAATTATAAAAAACCAATTCTAGTTTCTTCGGAAGCTAAGAATCGATTTCAGAAGAAGATTATATCATATGATATTCCCCAATTAGAATCTATTGCGTCTCTACCAGATCTTCATTATGCTAAAGAATATATTAGATCTAGATGTATTCCTTTTGAACATTGGAATAAATTATTTTTCACTTCTGATTTCAAAGAATATATTCGCTCTGTTAATGAGGACAAATGTAAGAATTTAAAATCAAAAGATCCTAGAATTGTTATTCCGTTCTTCGATATTGCAGGTAAGTTAATTGCAGTTCAAGGTCGTGCTCTAGAAGATAATAATGCGAGATACATAACAATAAAAACTAAAGACGATAATGATAAAATATATGGTTTGGAAAGACTAAATACAAATATTCCCATATGGATATTTGAAGGACCAATTGATTCACTATTCGTGAAAAATGGATTAGCAACTGCAGGATCTGAATTATCAAAATTAATCAAAGAATTTCCACAAGCCACATTTGTTTTCGACAACGAGCCTTCTAATGTCCAGATCGTTAGAAATATGCAAGATATAATAGACTCGAATTCAAAGATTGTAATTTGGAAAAAAACTAACACACACAAAGATGTCAACGATATGGTTATGTCTGGTATCAATATCGATAAAGAATTATCTGAATCTGTTTTTTCAGGATTGGAAGCGAGATTCAGATACAATATTTGGAAGAGGATATAACATTATGTATACATACAATGCAAAAGTAATCAGAATTTTAGATGGTGATACTGTCGAAGCCGAGCTTGATCTGGGTTTTGGTGTGTCGATCACACGTATCGTAAGAATGAACGGCATAGATACTCCAGAAAAGACTTCTAGTATTTTAACTGTTCGCGAACTTGCGGCAAAGGCAACAGCTAGAGCAAAATATGCTTTAGAAAATAAGAAAGTTATTTTAAAGACACAATTAGATAAGGGAGATAAGTACGGTCGTGTTTTGGCTTATATCTACGAATCGCAACGAGAATTAGATGCAGATCAATCTTTCAATTTGAAATTGATTCAAGAAGGTTTGGCGTTTCCGTATGATGGTGGCAAAAAAATTGTATAAAAATTATGATGAGATTGTGAAAGTTCGACTAGTTTCATATTCACAACCAGGACCAGAGTTTGTTGACTTACTCGATACCGAAGAGAGTAATACATTAACAAATCTAATTTCTTTTTGTGCTAGAGTATCTAATCCTTCTAACCAAAATAATGTAGAGACTTCAGAGAAATTGCTGAATTATCTGATTCGTCATAAACATTGGTCGCCTTTTGAGATGGTGAATGTTTGTTTAGAAATTACTTCTACACGTGATATTATAAGACAGATTCTTCGACATAGATCTGCTTTTTTTCAGGAATATAGTCAAAGATATGCAGATCCAACTCAAGATCTAGAATTTTGTTTGCGAGAATGTAGAATTCAAGATACTAAGAATCGACAAAATTCTGTCGAATTAGTTGAAGACGAATATGGGTTGAATGGGATCTGGATACAAATGCAAATCGAAATTATTGAGAAAGCAGAAATGCACTATCGATATGCTATTTCGCAAGGCATTGCAAAAGAAGTTGCTAGAGTAATTCTACCAGAAGGTAATACAGTTTCTAGAGTTTATATGAATGCGTCTCTGCGGACTTGGATCCATTTTTTAGAAGTCAGAACAGGAAACGGAACGCAAAAAGAACATATGATGATTGCACGTGCCTGTGCAGAATCTTTAAATAAAATTTTCCCGTATATTAAGTAATAAGAGGAATTATATGACAGAAAATTATTTGGGAATTAATATTGATTATTCAAGAGATTCAAACTTTGACGAATTAGGTTTGAAGAGATTGAAAGAATCATATATGGGTGACAAAGAGACTTCCCCACAACAAAGATACGCATTTGTATCAAAATATTTTTCGTCAAATCCTGAACATGCACAGAGACTATATGATTATTCTTCTAAACATTGGTTAAGTTATTCTACACCAATTCTTTCTTATGGTAGAACAAAGAAAGGTCTTCCGATTAGTTGTTTTTTGTCATACATTCCGGATTCCGCAGAGGGATTGGTTGATGCCTTGTCGGAAACTAATTGGTTATCTATGTTGGGTGGTGGTGTAGGACTTGGTATTGGTATGAGATCTTCGAGTGAGAAATCTACTGGTGTTATGGCGCATATGAAAACGTATGATGCTTGTTCTTTGGCATATAGACAAGGAACAACACGACGTGGATCTTATGCAGCTTATATTGCTATCTCACATCCAGACATTATCAATTTCATGGAGATGAGAAAACCTACTGGTGATCCAAATATTCGTTGCTTTAATATGCATAATGCAGTAATGATTCCAGATTCCTTCATGAAGATTATTGAACGATGTATGGTGGATCCTACTGCAGATGACTCCTGGGATCTGATTGATCCTTCTTCAAACGAAATTAGAGAAACTGTTTCAGCAAAGTATCTTTGGCAATTGTTATTAGAATTAAGAATGATGACTGGCGAACCTTATCTGTTGTTTATTGACACTGCAAATAATGCTATGCCAAGAGAACAATATGATAAAGGTTTAAGAATTCGACAATCTAATATCTGTTGTTTAACTGGAGATTCGAAGATTACTGTATCTAAATCGAAAACAGGGAGCAATCCTTTCCAAGAGAATTTAAAATCTTTTGTTGAGAAGTATACAATGGGTTTTTACATAGAAGATATCTGGGTTAAGAGTTTCGATACACAAACACAAGAAGTCGAGTGGAATTTAATTGACGGGGCAAAACATTCGGGAGATGTTGATGATTTGTATGAAATTGAAACACCATCTGGTAATGTGATTCGATGTACACCCGAACATTATATCTGGACCAAAAATCGTGGATATGTCATGGCTCAAGATTTACTTGAAACTGACGACTTAGTAGAGTAATTTCAGTACTTATAAATTTTCTGGTATGTTCTGAAATTTAGTTTTCTATAAATATATTATAGAGGATTTCTTATATGGACTACCAGAAAATTTATAGAGATTTAATGGTTAAGGCAAAAAGACAAAATAGAGTGAAAACTAAAGAACATTATTTTGAAAAACATCATATTATACCAGAATGTTTATTTAAGATTAGAACGAGAAGTGGTCCTAAGGGATATGTTGATGGTGATTCCGATGATCAAAATAATTTGGTTCTGTTGACACCCAGAGAGCATTTCATCGCTCATGTGTTATTATGTAAAATTTACAAAAACACTGAATATGCATTTAAAATTGGTTCTGCTTTATTATTCTTTTTCTCTAAAATTATAAATCCCATGCATCCTAGACTAAAATCATTCGCACCTAATAGCAAAAAATATGAATCATATAGAATAATGGGGATTCAATCGATATCAAATGCCAACAAAGGATATATTAATGTTCGCGAACGTGATACTGGTAAATATATAGGTAGAATTTCTATAAACGATCCGGATTACATATCAGGTAAATATGTCCATCATACTAAAGGTAGAAAAATATCTGATATTGAACGATCACACAGAAAACCACAAACAGGTAGTAATAATAGTAATTACAAAGAAATGACCGAAGAGAGAAAATTGCGATTGTTTTCTCTAGTAGACCGTTGTTTGATTGGTAATCACTTGATATTAAAGTTACTACAACGTGAAATGCAAACTGAATTTGTAGAATTTAAAAAAATTAGTAGAGTGTGGTTAGATAATAATTTTGGCTCTATTCAAAATTTTATAGACGAGTGCAATAAAACCAATAATTCAACAATACAATATGCACCATATTTTCGTAATTCACAAAGTTATAAAAAACAGTTTTTAAGTAAGGATTAATATGATAAAAATTAAAAAAGTAAAAACGAATGCAACTGCAGTTTATGATATTTCAGTACGTGGAGTAAATAATTTTTTCGCCAACGGAGTGTTAGTCCATAATAGCGAAATCGTCCTCGCATCTGACGAAAAACGCACAGCAGTATGTTGTTTATCTTCAATTAATATATACAAATATGATGAATTCAAAGATTCGTTTAACCAAGTTATTTCTGATGTTGCAGAAATGTTAGATAACGTTCTGACAAAATTTATTAATGAAGCTCCGAATAGTATCAAAAGAGCAAAATATAGTGCGATGATGGAAAGAGCTATTGGTATTGGAGCTCTGGGTTACCATTCGTATCTACAATCTAAATCTATTCCTTTCGAATCTGTTGCTGCTAAAGTCTTCAATCGATCTTTCTTTAAGACTATGAAAGAACATGCTGATACTGCCAATCTTAGATTAGGTACAGAACGTGGTGAAGCTCCAGATATGGTGGGATCCGGGAAACGATTCTCTCATTCAATCGCAATTGCGCCGAATGCAACAACCAGTATTATCATGGGTAATATTAGTCCTTCAATTGAACCACTAAGGGCAAATGTTTTCAGACAAGATACTCTATCAGGTTCATTTATTCATAGAAATAAAGAGTTAGAAAAAGTTCTCCTTACTAAGAACGTCGATATGGAAGAAATCTGGAATTCAATTGTGTTGAACGATGGATCTGTTCAGCATCTAAAATGTTTATCTGATGATGAGAAGGATGTATTCAAGACAGCAATTGAAATCGATCAAAGATGGATTATTGAAACTGCAGGTGACAGACAAAAATATATTGATCAAGCACAATCAGTTAATTTATTCTTCAAACCAGATACTCACGTTAAATATCTACATGCTATCCATTTCTTAGGATGGAAAGTTGGTTTGAAAACACTTTATTATTGTCGATCAGAAAAGATCAGAAAGGCAAATAAGATATCTCAAAGAATCGAGCGAAAGAGAATTGAAGATATAGATATCAAATCACTTGTTGATGGAGAAGGTTGTCTTGCGTGTGAGTGAAATATTAGATTAATTGACAAGGAAAAATATGAACAAGAAAAATACTGAAGCCAAAATTACAGATAAGAGAGCAACGTTCAAGCCCATGAACTATCCATGGGCATTCGACTGCTGGAAAACTCACGAACAAATGCACTGGCTCTGGACAGAAGTCGAAATGATGCAAGATATCAAAGATTGGAAAGAGAAATTAACTCTTTCAGAAAAAACTTTCTTGACTCATATTTTTCGATTCTTCACACAAGGTGATATTGACGTCTCTGATGGATATGTCACAAATTATCTGCCATTTTTCCCACAACCAGAAGTCAGAATGATGCTTCTTGGATTCGCAGCTCGCGAGGCAATTCACGTCGCAGCATATTCTCATCTAGTAGAAACTCTTGGTCTGCCTGAAACAACTTATAATGAATTCATGGAATATTCTTCGATGAAAGAAAAGCATGATTATATCTTCTCACATAAAGGAGATGATAATCGGAGTATTGCTAAGAATATTGCAGTATTTTCTGCATTCACCGAAGGAATGCAATTATTCTCTTCGTTTGTTATGTTGCTAAATTTTGCTAGACACGGTAAAATGAAAGGCATGGGTATGATTATCCAGTGGTCTCTATTAGACGAAGATATGCACTCTGAGTCCATGATTAGATTATTCAGAACTTTTATTGAAGAGGACAGAGAAATTTGGGATGACGAATTAAAAACGGACATCTATAATATCGCAACTAAAATGGTTGAACTAGAAGATAAATTTATTGATCTCGCATTCAGTCTTGGCCCGATGGAAAATCTTACCTCAGATGAAGTGAAAAAATATATTCGTTATATCGCAGATAAAAGACTCATCGCAATGGGAATGAAAACTGTGTTTAAAGTAAAAAGAAATCCACTCACTTGGGTAGACGCAATGATTGGTGTTGGGCATACTTCGTTCTTCGAAAATAGGAGCACCGATTATGCTAAGGGTGCATTGAAAGGCACCTGGGAAGATGTCTGGCAATAGACTAGTTATAAATATTGATTGATGTCAACTCTATCAATCAATATTCCTTTGTTCTACTGTTTGTTAAGAAAAGAATATCTCTATAATTTAGAAGATCATTTTGGTGAATATCTCTCTTGCTCTGTGTTTGGTGTCACTTCGATACCTTCCAGAGCAATCACTTTTACTTGTATGATAAATAATGGTGCGCAAGTAGCTAGATTACCTATTTCTGCATTCTGTTGGAAAGAGAGTGAACCACAACCACTTGAAGTTCTAGAACTTTGGGATTGTTTCTCATACAATGTAACTTGTGTAGAATATGATTATCTTAGAGGATTACGAGCTTCTGCTTTCCTCAAAGATAAAAAAAATCATGATGGTGAATATTGTTTTACTCTAGATTGGTATGGATCTTCGACTGCTGAGAATCCAGGCGAAGGTGGATTTAAAACGGCACATATTTTGAAATTAGATAATGGCAACTTCGCCGCACAGCCGAACAATAGAATCTGTTGGTATGAACCAGCTTTCATTGTTAATCCTTATACAGATTCAGAAACAAAACCGGATTATAAAGTAAATTCACATATTTGGAAATGCGAGTCGGCGTCTAAGTGGTATACAGAAGATTCAGACAAATATTTTTATGACTTGAATCAGCGACCGAATAAATAATTTTATATAGATCATACACGTCGCAATACAGATCAAAGGATATCCTGAATTATCTAATATGACAACATTAAATTTCACCACAAGTACAATCAGCAATTCTTCATTATCTATCGCAGCACATAATTTAACTACTGGCGTCACTGTTAGATATCAGAATGGTACAGCAGGTTCGCCATACAATATCGGTTTAACAGATAATTCAGAATACACTGTTGTTGTGAAGAATTCTTCTACAATTTATTTATCTTCTAATATAGGCAATATTAAATTCTTTCTCAGTTCGTTCGCTGACTTAATTAATATTACAGAAAATACTATTTATGTAGACGCCCATGGATTTTCTACTGGTGATAGAGTTATATATTCTTCGGAAGGTGGAACTGATATTGGAGGATTAACTTCCGGCCAAACTTATTATGTGATAAAAGTTGATGATAATAAAATTAAATTATCGAATAGTCCTTCAGAGGTAGCCATTGATCTGACGGGTTTGGGTGAAGGATATACACATTTACTATTTAAGTATATTGATCTCACACCATTTTCGCCAGATCAAACGCATTCATTAGAATACGATTTCAATATAATAGGATTTATAGGATCAACTGGAGTAGGTCCGACAGGACAATTCGGATCTACTGGATTCATTGGTGCGACAGGTCAGTTCGGATCAACAGGATTTATTGGTGCAACAGGTCAGTTCGGATCAACAGGATTTATTGGTGCGACAGGACAATTTGGATCAACTGGATTCATTGGTGCGACAGGAGTCTCTGGAACGGCTGGTGGAGATCTTTCAGGAACCTATCCAAATCCTACTGTAGTTAAAATAAATGGAACTGCAGTTACAACTAGCATCACTACTCCACTGGTAATTGGTGGTACTGCTGTATCTTCTACTCTGACGTTACAGTCAACTTCTGGTGCTGGTACGAGTGATGCGATTATCTTTAAGACTGCCTCACAGACTGAGCGGATGCGAATCACTACTGCTGGTAACGTAGGAATCGGAACGGCCAGTCCTGGTACTGCCCTCTCGGTTACTGGCACGATTACTGCTTCTACCTCTTTAGTCGTAAACAGCATCACCATTGGCAGGGGTACAGGAGCCGATATTAATAGCACATCAGTTGGTAATGGTGCCCTACTTAACAATACAACAGGAACTCAAAACACAGCAGTTGGCCGAGATGCATTACGAAGCAATACCACCGGTTTCAATAATAACGCATTTGGTTACACGTCACTGTATAACAATACAATAGGTGTTGATAATACTGCCCATGGCGCACCTTCATTATATGCAAATGTTGACGGGAATTATAATTCTGCATTGGGTGTGTATACACTTTATAAAAATATAAGTGGAAATGACAACCTTGCGGCTGGACATAGTGCTCTTTTTAGTAATTTAGTTGGAAGCACCAACACTGCGGTTGGTAAATATTCTCTATACTCAAATACCATAGGAAATAACAACACAGCAATTGGTGCTAGTTCTCTTTATGATCTTGGTGAAGTGACAGCCGCAGGTTCCTTTTTAATCGGTTACGATTATTATATCGTTACAATCGGAACCACAAATTTCACTCTGATCGGAGCAGCCTCGAATACTGTAGGAGAATTGTTCACGGCCAGTGGTGTTGGTACAGGAACTGGTACGGCATCTGCGAATAATATATCTTATAACAATACTGTAATTGGATATAGCACCGGAGGAGGTATAGTCTCTGGAAATAATAATACTATTATTGGTGCTAATGTTACTGGACTTGCAGCAGATTTATCCAATAATATTATTATCGCTGATGGAGATGGTAATCAGAGAATTAATATTTTATCAAACGGAAATGTGGGTATCGGAACTGCCAGTCCCGAATATAAATTAACCGTAACTGGTGGAGCACTGGTCGTGTCAGATTCGACCGGCGCGAACTCTGGACGAACGTTCTACTCCCTAAACACAACAACTACAGGATCGAATTACGCAGCCGTTCTCAATGCAGTAGGAGTCGGGGCAACCGCTAACACGGGAGTGTATGTTAACACTACCGGGGCATCATCTAATTATGGAATCACCATAGTCAATACCACGGCAGCCGCAAGTAATTATGCGATATACTCGTCCGCACCCGCTCAGAGCTACTTCGCTGGCAACATAGGCATCGGAACGACGAGTCCGAGTAGTTTATTACACCTTTCAAGTAACACAGGCACACATATCTTCATAGATAGTTTTGGCTCTGCTCCAGATCCGGGTATCATATTTCGTTCTGCAAATGGAACAGCGACGTCGCCATCTGCTACACAATCCGGTAATGAATTGATGTGGGTTGGAGGTAGAGGGTATGGCACGACAGGATTTACTAATAATACTAGAGTGGCCGTTATTGGATATGCTTCGGAAAACTGGACTGATTCGGCGACGGGTTCATATTTGGTTTTTGCAACAACTGCTACTGGAGGGACATCTCGCACTGAAAAGGTAAGAATACAAGGCGACGGCAATGTGGGCATCGGAACGACGAGTCCTGGTGGAAAATTAGAAGTAGTGGGTGGTCGATCATTTTTTAACGCCGCAAGCGAGCCTTATGGTGTCGGATCAAGATTTATCTCCACTGGCGGAACTGTGTACTTTGGTGCTACTAACGGTACAGCAACACCTGACGCACAGATTTCTGCCTCTGGTGGTAGTGCGCTGATGACATTGCTGAATGGCGGAAATATAGGCATTGGTACTGCATCTCCTGGCACGAAACTGGAAGTATTTGGATCGATAACTGCAAGAGCAGCAACCACTCAGGACTCAGTTATCCTGGCTGGAAGAGCAGGAGGAACTTCTAGTTTTGGAGTGACACTAACTCCTACTACATTAACTGCTTCTCGTACTGTTACCTTGGCCGATGGTAATACGACCTTAACAACAGGTACGATGGCTGTCACTAGTGGAACTCTTGCTCAATTTGCAGCTACTACTTCTGCTCAGTTGGCTGGTGTAATCTCAGATGAGACAGGTACAGGGGCGTTGGTATTTGGTACGTCTCCTACGTTCACTACAAGCGCTGTAATCCCATTAGTCAACGGCGGGACTGCTGTATCTTCCACCCTGACATTGCAATCGACCAGCGGGGTTGGTACGAGTGATGCAATTGTCTTTCGGACTGCATCGCAGTCAGAAAGAATGCGGATTGATACATCTGGCAGAGTGGGCATCGGGACGGCGAGTCCGTCACGTAAATTAGACGTTATGTCCACAGACTCACAAGTCGGTGCATTTAGATACAATACAGCATTTACGGCTACTACAAATGAAATATTTACAATGCATTCTTTAACAAGTAGCGGAATGGGTGATGGATTCGGTGGACAATTTACATTTAGATCAGGTGATGTTGGGTATGATGGATATCTAGCAGGACGTATTTACACGAAAAGAAATGGTAGTGATTCAAATCATGATATATATATGGAACCAAGTGGTTCATCTGGCATCGTTGTTAAATACACAGGCAACGTGGGCATTGGTACGACGACACCTGTAACAGTTCTTGAGGTAGTTGCGACATCAAATGGTGCAATTACATCTTCTACTTATTCCGCTGGATCGAATGCGGCAGTTTATTTTGGTCAATCTGCAAGAGGAACTATTTCTGCACTAACCGCAACACAAGCTGGCGACAGAACAATAGCCATGATCGGTCGAAGTTATGGTGGGACGACATTCGTAAATCATGGAGCGTTTAATTTATACTGTTACGAAAATCAAACAGAAGCTGCCAGAGGATCTTACATAACTTTCGATACAACAACTTCTGGTGCAACTGCTCGTGCTGAGAGAATGAGGATTGACCACAACGGCAACGTGGGCATCGGGACGGCGAGTCCTGGGGTGAAGTTGGAAGTTTCGGGAACTGTTTATAGTAATACAGGCAACTTTATCACAAACAGAGCGAACGCCGGTGCTAATACTTCTGGCAGTGGTGTTGAGTTAAGAATAGACGGAACTACATACGCAGCTATTCGCCAGCCAGCAGCAGAAGTATTGGCATTTTACAGAGGCAACGGTGGAACAACTGAAACGATGCGTATCCACTCTGATGGCAACGTGGGCATCGGAACGGCGAGTCCTGGGGCGAAATTAGATGTGGCTGGAACAACAGCTATTACAACAGGACTTAATTCTTCTACGCCATTTCAAGGACTTGTTACCATTGGTACGTCTGGAACTGGAGGAAGCCTTGTTGTCAGGACGGCTGGTTACGACAGCATTAATTCTACGGGATTAGGAGTCGATGGAACTTTTTCTGTCAATAGTTCGGTAGTAAATTTAAAATCTTTTGGGGTTAAGGCTGGTTCTTTCAAATCTTCGCTTACCTTTTGGACTCAAACTTTCGGTACAGCCGATCCTTCAGAAAAGATGCGTATCGATGACGCTGGCAACGTGGGCATCGGAACGACTAGTCCTGGCAGCAACCTTGAAGTGTGGGGTTCAACTCCTATTGTGAAAATTACACAAAATCCTGGAGTAGCTGGTAGCTCTTTGTTAAATATTTCGGCTGCTGGTGCTGCTGGGAATACTGCTGGTATCAGTCTTGCCGCTAGTTTTATCTATGCTGATACTGGTTCTGGGACGACTGTAAATTTTGGCGCTGACCGCCTTACTGCTAATGCCAAGATGGTTATAAATACAACCACCGGCAACGTGGGCATCGGAACGGCGAGTCCTGCGTACAAGCTACACGTTGTGGGCAACATTGCGCTTGGTCTGCCTCAGTCTGGAGACACCTCGGCCAATGCTTCGGGCGGACAGATCCTCTTTGGCGATGCGAGCAATTCTGCTTACGGAAACCGTGTGCGCTCCCATGATGATGGCTCATACGTGAGCTTACATTTCGACAACAAAAGAGGCGGGACTTGGTACGACTCGGTTATTTTCAGAGGCGACGGCAACGTGGGCATCGGAACTGCGAGTCCTGGTGGAAAACTGGAAGTAGTGGGTGGTCGGTCTTTCTTTGCTGCCGCAAGCGAACCCTTTGGTGTGGGTGCCAGATATATCTCCACTGGCGGAGCCGTTTATTTTGGTGCCACCAACGGCACAGCAACACCTGATGTGCAAATTTCTGGCGCTGGCGGTGGTGCCCTGATGACATTGCTAACTGGCGGCAACGTGGGCATCGGAACGGCAACCGCTGCGACAAATAAACTCCACATTTATGGTGGAAGTTTATCAGTGAATACAGCGGCGTTGGCGGAACATCATGCGATTGGCGGAATATCCATCCAACATGGTGGAGCCAGTTTCGCTAACCGTGCTATGCAAATAATGGCTAGTGCTGGTAACCCAAGTTATATCATACAATCATACGGTGCCGGTACAGCTTGGTACACATATGGCGTGAATACCGACAATACTTTTCGCATTAATCCTGGCGCAGATACAATAACAGGGTCTGCATTTGTCATTAATAGTAGCGGCAACGTGGGCATCGGGACGGTGTTGCCATACTCGCAACTTACGATTATTCCTGGGACTACTCCAACTAGCGTTGCTACCGCCACACAGCTAGCCATCGGCGAATCGACGAATAATGCGTTGTATAGACTTATTCTTGGATACGAGAATGAGGGTGGTTATAAAGGTGTTATAGATGCTCTGGGATATGGTTCCGGTACAACATTACTCATAAATCCAAGCGGCGGCAACGTGGGCATCGGCTTGACGAGTCCTGCGGCCAAAATCCATGTGGCGTCGAGCACATTAGCTACGGCTACGGTCAACTCTTTAGTCGTGGCTAGAGTAGAGAGGCCGTTCACTTCAGGCATCAAGTACTCCAACACGATGGACATATTGGTTGGAAGCTATGACACCTCAATAAACTCACAGACAAGAGTAGATTTTGCGCTCGGTAATGGTGCCACGAATACTCCAGAAATAACGGTGATGACTTTACTGGGCAGTGGCAACGTGCTGATCGGCTATACCGCATCAAACGGTGCGTACAAGCTCCAGGTCAACAGTCAGATTTTTGCCACTAACGCCACCGTGGCAACATCTGATGGTCGCTACAAGCAGAACATTGCTCCCCTGCAATCTGGCCTGGATCTGATTGACCAGCTGAATCCAGTCACATTTGACTGGAAGCAACACGATGTACATGACTTTGAGCAGGGAACTCAGGTGGGATTTATCGCACAGCAAGTACAGCAAGTCCTGGCAGGAGTTGCTTACGCAGGATCTGTGGTCAAGCGCAACGAGTTCAAGCGAGCAGACGGGTCGATTGAAGAATTCCTGGGCATGGCAGATGCCAAGCTGATTCCCATATTGGTCCGGGCAATTCAGGAACTCAAGACTGAGATTGACCTGCTTAAATCCCAGATCTCTCATACGATATAAATATGTTAAGAGGATAAAAAAAACATGCCAGCAGAATATAAATGGACTTTCAATGGAATCAAAGTTAGAACATTAACAGAAAATTCCCTCAAAGACGCAGTAATCTCTTACGAATGGAGAAGAGGATTACAAGACGGTACATTTTATGTAGATACATATGGTTCTCTTTCTTTACAGAATCCAGATCCAAAGAATTTCACAAAATATGAAGATTTAACTAAAGAAGACTTCGTAACATGGACCGT